CATGTGTATGAGAATCTCAAGGCGGCATTGGATTACCGAACGGAAATTCAAGGCGCCATGCAAACAGTTTGGCGGACCATTGGAGACTTGTTCTCTAAGTACTGGTCTGTCATTCTTTTAATTGGCGCTGTGATTGGCATTCTTTACGGACTGCGAAAGAGTGGTGAGAATCTTTCTGTGCATTACGACACTCTTAAACGAGTGTATGGCACGACCAAAGATGAAGACCACTTTTTCAAAGTCACCGGAGAATTGCCTCCTCGTTTGGTGAACGCATCCGCTCAGGAAGACGTCGACGAAGAAGGCAACTTTGTGAAATGGATTGGAACGGCCCCCCCCCCTTACTGGAAAGCAACTGGAAAATTCAACGAAAAATTGGAAGCTGCGAAGAAATTCGAAGAAGATCTCGAAATTTTCTGCACTCTCGAAGAATGGAAACAATACGTCGAATCTGGTTTCATTCCACCATCGGCTTTGCGTGATATGCCCCTCAATGGGTACCCTTCGGGAACCCGTCAAGGAGCAGATCGTGCTCAGCTGGTGACTTTGAATCCAGAGTCAGGCAAGGACAACATCGTGCCCCGAATTCGTTATGAAAACGGTGGTGCAGTGAGTGTTGAAGAACAGGCGTACTCAAGCCAACAGGCTGAGGAGCTCACACTCTATGTGCGCTCAAATCAGTATTTTCTGAAGTTCAACAAGCATTGTGCCATTCTCCTTGGTGTCGGTGGTCGGAACTTTTTGATTAACCGACACTATTGGGCGAAAATGGATGACGATGAAGAACTTGTGTTGCGTGGTTGTCGTGTGAATTCCGGCATTTCTATCCGAAAGGATGAGATTGTCGCAAGAAACATGGACCGTGCTGGTGAGACAGGCGATTTGTTGCTCTTGACGATGCCCCGACGTGTGCCCAATGTGAGAGACATTCGCAAGCACTTTTTGCGCAAGAAGGATTTGATCACTCTTAAGGGTAGCTATGTTCTACTTGCTTCGTGGCAGGCTGGAAAGGAAACTACCCGCGGAGGTCGAATCACCGATGTAAGTTTGCGACGAGTGGCTTTGAGCAACACGGATCGTTGTATGACTACCATCTTTTACGACGCGCGAACTGTTCAAGGCGACTGTGGTGCTGCTCTCATTGTGGATGACGACCGATTTGCAGGAAAAATTTGTGGCTTCCATTATGGAGGAGTCATGAACGGTGGTGCAGCTGCTGTGCCCCTGGTTTTTGAAGACTTTGCTGGCCTCCTGACGTGCGACGTCGTTGTAAGCCCAGCTTTGGTGAAACCTCCTCCTCGTGAGGTTGTTTTTGTCAATGCACAAAGCCAGGGATCAGTGGAAGTAGCGCCTAGTGCCCCCTCCCGAACATCCTTCGTTAAAACGGAACTCCATGGAAACAAATACCTCGGACCTTCTGAAGTTGCTCCTGCATATCTGGCCCCAATGTACACCCCTGACGGACCAGCCATGCGAGCACTGAAGAAAGTCGATCAGAATGTCCCACTGATCGATGCTGAACAATTGGACTTGGCTGCTGAATCGTTCAAGGAAAAACTTTTCTCTTTCAAAAGAGGAGAAACAAAAGTCCTTTCCTTCGAGGAAGCAGTCAAAGGAAATGAAATGCCCTATTGCAAAGGAATCAACCGATCCCATAGTGCAGGTTACCCTTGGATGCTCAAAAGTACTAAGGGAAAACGCATGTGGTTTGGCAATGATGAATGGGATGTTTCTGGCCCCAAAGCTTTGGAAGTCAAGGCTGAGGTGGAAAGAAAAATCTCACTGATGCGAGAAGGCAGATACGAACCTGCCCTGTATGTCGACACCCTGAAGGATGAAACCCGCGATTTGGAACGGGTGGCTTTGAAGAAGACGCGAGTTTTCTCTGCCGCCCCAATGGACTACGTCATAATCATGCGCATGTACTTCTTGGCTTTCTTCTCTTTCGTGATGGTCAACAGAAACAACAACGAGGTTTCTGTTGGCACTCAGTGTCAGTCTCCTGACTGGCATTTGATGACTGAGCGTCTGCTAAGTGGTAATGGCAAGATTATTGCTGGTGATTTCACAAACTTTGATGGAACACTTCATTCTGAGGTGCTTTACAAGGTTTTGGATATCATTCAGGAATGGTATGATGATGGACCTGAGAATCAACAAATCCGGGCTTTCATCTTTGAGGATGTCGTGCATTCGTGGCATGTCACAGGAAAAGAAGTTAACTCTTGGAACCATTCCCAACCATCTGGAAATCCAGGCACAGCCATTTTCAATTCAATGTATAACAGCTTGATTATGAGAATGTGCTACTATGACTTGGAAAAAGAACAAGGAACTTTCTTTCCTGGACAGGACACTTTCAACCGGAACGTGCTTATGGTGTCTTACGGCGACGATAATTTACTGGCGGTCAATCCAATGACTGACTGGTATAATCAAACCGCAATCACCCGAGCCATGGAAAAATACGGCATGATCTATACTTCGGAAACGAAGGATGGATCAGAACACACATTTCGAGAAATAACGGAAGTGCAATACCTGCAACGAAGTTTTCGGTTTGAACCGAGAATTAGTATGTGGGTGGCACCTCTAAAACGGCGCAGTATTAACGAGAGGATGCAGTGGAACAAGAAAACAGCTTGTCCCCAGTATACTCTCGAAGAAAACTGCAAAGGCGCCATTGCTGAATGGGCTCTTCATGACAAGGAGTCTTTTCTAGAATGGCGTCAGCGTATTGAAAATGCCTTGAGTTCCCTCGGCGTTTACTTTGCGCGAAAGCCGCAAAATTATTACTTGGAGTATGTGCGGACTGGCAAATATGCGGAGGCTTTTCCGGCCACCTCATTTGCCTGAAAACGGAATCTTTTACCCTGGGCTCTGAACGGAAAGCGGAGCGGGAACTCTACCTCACGTATTTAGATGTAAATATTTTCCAATTACGGACTAAAACGAACGATGTGAGATGAGCCTGAATATTGATCTATTATTTTACCCCAACATGTCTACCCCTTCCCCAATTACTATCGAAACTTCATCTGGCGGACCATCAAACCACTTGGGCGGCGCCGACAAAGGCAATGCCCTCGTGGGAGAAACTACGGAAACAACACATGACGTCGTGCAATTCATTACACAAGGAGAAGTTCCCACGCTTGATCTCAAGGAAACTACTCTTGCTACTGATCAGTACTACGTCTCAGCGGACACGGCACCTCACGACATCGCAGCGATTCTATCCCGCCCATGGAGATGTGCTCACGGAACTTTGAGTTCTGGTGATGCCTACGGTTTGGCCAAAGAGAACTTTCTCGCTGTGGACACTTTTCGAAGAAGTCCTGCGTTTGAGAAACTCCGAGGCTACCTGGCATTCACTGCAACCTTCTGCTTTCGATTGGTCACTAATTCCCAGCCCACTCAGGCTGGTTCTTATATGATGACTTTTCTGCAGGACGAGAACTATGGCGACGTGTATCACAAATTCTGGAATTCGGCTAAGAACAAGTGGCATGAAATTCCCCGTCTTTCGTGCAACCCGAATGTTGTTCACGAAATAGGAAGCTCTTCTCAGTCTGAGTTGAGAGTTTCCTATCGCGCAACTACACCTGTGTGCGACGTGGAACAAGGAACGTTTGGAGCTTTACAGCTACTTACGCTCAGTCCTATTCGCGGCCAAACTGACGCCGAAGTTGTCCCCTACACTCTTTATATGTGGCTTGAAGACCTTAAGACCTATGGCGTTCAACCCAACAGTCAGGCATTGGCCGATTTACGACATGCAGAAGTTGTTCAAATTGTTGAGCAAGCAGGCACTTCGGTCGCGGAAGCTTCTTCCAAGTCCGGTCCTGTTTCAGACATTGCGAACAGCGTTGCTGGCATCGCTGGAGCGTTGTCTACCATTCCTCTGATTGGAGACATCGCTGGCCCAGTTTCTTGGGTCGCTTCCGGCGTTGCGAGCATTGCTTCTCTCTTCGGCTTTTCAAAACCACATGACATCACTCCCAGTCACGCATTTACCATCAATCCTTTCAAGGATTTTGCGCACGGAGTTGGTGTTAATGCCTGTGAAACCAAGTTGACGCTGAATGACACTCAAGAACAAAAAGTGTCACCTCTAGGCCTCACCGATAAAGACGAGATGTCCATCAAGTACTTGTGCAGCGTTCCATGTTTGATCGATCATTACGATTGGTCAACGTCTAATGTTGCCGACGAATTGTTGATTTCCCGTGTTGTCACCCCTCATGCAAGCATCTGCGACACCTTTCAATCCCCTAAAGGTGTTGTAACTATCCACTCTACACTATCCTATTTAGCCCTGTTACACCGCTTCTGGCGCGGTTCTATTCATTATACCCTATCCATCGTCGGCACCAAATTTCATTCAGGACGCCTTCGAGTTGTTTATCGGCCTATATCTACTGGAAACGCACTGGAAACACAATATACCTATACGCAGCTCTGGGACGTGCAAGATTCAAACACTTTCACGTTCAAATGTCCTTTCGTGGCTGAAACACCTTACAAGGAATGTTGGCCTGAAAATCAGGAAATTGCGGACAGGTATGACGGAAAATTTGATGTGTATGTGGAGGATCCTTTGGTTTGCAATTCCACCTGCAATCAAACCGTTGATATACTTCTCTGGGTTTCTGGCGACGTGAAATTCACTTGCCCGATGATTCGCCCGGATCGTATTATGAACGGTATGCACCTTGAAGAAGGTGTCCTCCCCCCCCCT